GGCACTCAATTATGGCCGTGTGCAGGGCATCTATACGAGCACCAGCAATGTCCCGGTTCCACCCGCGCCGAATAACGTCTATGCCGCTGCCGCACTTCTGGGAATAGCAATGGGCCTGAATACCGGGGCTCCGAACAGTGCTTTTACGATTGCGGCCAAGACACTTGTCGGCATCCAGACCACCGTTCTAACCCAAGCCCAGATCAATGTATTTGCCGGAACTCCGGGCCTTGGATTCGGAAACAATGGCAACAGCTACAACAATTACGCAAACAGCTACGATTTCTACTATCAGGGCGTCAATGGAAACGGCTTGAGCTTCACGACCGTTCAAGGCCTCGACATGCTGGCTGCGGATTGCCAGATTTCAATTCTTAATGTGCTAAAGAGTCTTGCGTCAATTCCGCAGACCGATCCCGGACAGGCCTTAGACCTTAATGCATGTCGCGGAGCATGTTCACGATCGGTCAATCGTGGATTCCTTGCCGGGGGTGTATGGAATGGCCCAACACTTTTAGCTGGGACTGCGCAGGCACTTACCCCAGGAATCGCACTTCCAAGTGGTTATTGGGTAGGTTCACTTTCTTATGTTACTCAAACCGCAGGAGATAAAGCGCTATTCAAATCAATGCCAATTTACATTGGGGTGATCACAGCCGGAACGCAGCAGAGTTTCGTAATCGGAATTTCGGTTCAGCAGTAACAGGAGATCAAGATGGCGAACGGAACAACGACATATTCATTCAAAGACCTCACAGGGGCAATCGCCTCTCCGCTGGCCGGATCTTTCATCCTAGCTGGCGGCAATATCGGCGATGGCAAGATCACTGTGGAAATGACCCACGAGTGGACGGAGCATGACGTGTCTGCGGACAGCGCCGTGATGGTTTCCGCATCCCCTGGCCAGAATGGAACCGTCAAGGTATCGTGCCAGCAGACCTCGGCAGTCAATGCGTTCTTGAAGACTGCTTTGAATCTGCATCAAACAGAACTTCTCAACAGCAATTCAACGAACTGGGCGGCGATCGCGCTTGATCTTCAGAATCTCGTGACCGGCGATCAGAACGTTTGCACGGGCGTTTCGTTCTCGAAAAAGCCCCCGCAACCCTATGGAGCGAAGGGCGAATACCTTGAATGGACGCTCTTTGCCGCTAACATTGCTAATCAGTAAGAGGGATCATGGATCACAAGGACGTTCAGATCGGCGAGCATCTATACCGCATCGGCCAGTTGAAGGCAGCGGATGGAAGCTGGATTTATTCGACATTCGTCAAGCGCTATAGAGCCTATCAGGAAGCACAGCCGGCGAACTCAACAAACGGAACGCAGGAAGCGCCAACGGTTGCCCCTGAAGTCGGATTCGCCATGACTGCCCAGTTCCTTATCGAACAACTCAGCCGCGAGGAATTGGCCGAGGTACAACAGCTTTCACTCGCCTGTTGCGGGCGCTACAGTTCCAAGACGGGCACGCAGATTGCAATGCCGATCTTGCACAGCGATGGACGATACGCGATCGCCGATCTTGAATTCGATGCTCCGCTGGTTTACAAGCTCACAACAGAGTGTGTGGCGTTCAATATCGCCCCTTTTTTTCCAGGCGCCGGATCGAGTTCGAGCGAGGCCCCGGCGACGATTGTCCAGGGACAGAGTACCCAACCCTAGATGGGTTTCTTTGGCGCCCGGTGATGGCTGGACTTTGGCAGCATCGGGACGTGGTTCAGGGAGTTTTCAGTTTCAGGGATTTGTGCGATGCGCACGAGTTTTTAGATGTGAAGGAAAAGAACGAAGCCGACTTCCGCGCATGGAGAGCGGCAAAGGCGGATTGAGCGATGGCATTAAAGATTCAACGGTCGTTTTTGCCATCTGCGCTTGGCCCGGTTGTTCGCCTGCTCTTTCGCCGTAGCCCACTTGCAATTTCCTGGTTCATATCCCTTATCGTTATTGATTCTCTCGATACTCATATGAGGGGGCGGCTCTCCCATATCTGCGAGAAAATTCTCGAAAGATTCCATCCACCTATCGCATACCTTTATCCCACGGCCTCCGTAGCGTTCAAAAACTGGATGCGATGGATTATTGCATCGCTGCCTGATATGGCACCACGAATGAAAGGCGCGGGAAGATTTAGATTTTCCGTGCTTGGTATTCAATCGCACACGCAAAGCGCGCGCTTCCGTGCCTTTGCATCCACAACTTCCAGTCCCTTTATGCAAAAGTTGAGCCGTCGAAATGAAGTTTTCTTTTCCGCACGAACATTTGCAGAGCCAATAGACTTTGTCGCCTCGTCGCTCCACAGTTTCCGTGACCGTCAATCTATCAAATATCCTGCCTGCCAAATTGATCCTTCGTTGGGTATTTCCGAGTCTCCAATTTCGCATAATGTGAAGTATAACACTAACGTCTCAACTTGGGGGCTAATGTTGTGGCAGAAGTGATCAAAAGTTATCTCGTGTCTTTGTCCGGGTCGGTGGACAGGGCTTCATTCGATAAATTCGCCGGCGCCCTCCAAGGCGCGGAAAAGCAAGTCCAGTCCCATGTCGGTGGCATTGTCGGCACCTTCCTTAAATTCCAGGTAGCAGGAACAACTGCCTTTGCATCGGTGGGATTCGGGCTCATCTCCTATATCGACAAGCTCGCCCAGGCTGATCTAAAGACCCAGCTTCTCGCAACCCAGAACATGATGAGCATCCAGCAATATCGCTCCGTTTCGACGGCGCTTGACGTTCTGGGAGTCACGCTGAATGATGTGTTCTTTGGCACCAAGGAACTGCAAGAACGATTCCACATGCTCATCGACGATCAGAAGCAGCTTGCGCTGATGCTTGGGCCAGGATACGAAAAACAGCAGCAGATGGTGCGGGACGTGATCTTCCAACTCCAGCGTCTCGAGGTTAAGGGCCAATACTTCGGCATGAAGTTCGCCGCCGATTTGCTGGAGCATCTGGGGTTTGGCAAAGGAGGAATCGTTCTTGAGCTTGAGCGGCTGAATGATTTTGTGCTTGCCAATATGCCGCGATGGTCCGATGAGATTGTGAATCACATGATTCCGGCGTTGGGTATGACGTGGGACATTCTGAAGAAAACCGGTGGCGTGCTGCTCGATCTCTCGGTAGACTTCGATAACTTTGTGGGAACGCTTTCAGGCGATGATTCGATCAACACGAAAGCTGCATCTTTTGAGAGTTTTGCGCGATCGATTGAGCATGTCGTTTATTGGATCGGCGAAGCAATCAAGCTGATGCTGGGTCTTGAAAAGGTTGGCGTCGGCAGTGTCGGCGCCATCTGGGATCTCGGCAAAGCATTTCTGAATATGCCCACGCGCGGCGGAAGTTCCGCAACGATGTGGGCTGATTTGAATGCAGCCGCAGATCAGGCTATCAATGCAGTCCACGGTCTGGATCAGGTTGGCGGCGTTCTGCTGAGCGGAACGCGCTACGGCGATCAGTTCAACTCGGCGATCTCGACCGCAGCACTTGCATCGACCGTTGCTGGAACTCCTACTGCCAATGCGCACCAGATTGCACTGGATGTATCGCGCGAGACGGGCATACCGGCAAATCTTCTCTATGGCCAGATGGGAACCGAGACAGGCGGATTCAAGACCTTCGCTGGAACGAACAACTATGCGGGAATCAAAGTTGCAGGGACAGATACATTTCGCAACTTCCAGTCTGTCATGGATTTTGAACGCGCCTATGCGGATACGCTTAATTCATCGCGCTACGTTCAGAACAATATCCGTTCCGCTGTCACCGCGGATCAATTTGCAAGGGCCTTGCAAACACCCTCGGGTAACTACTATGGCAATGATTCGGAAGCAAACTATGCGCGCAATGTCGATTTATGGGCGGGAAAGTTTGGCCAGGTAACGATTGGATCCATCACGGTAAACTCATCGCCAAATTTCACGCCAGATCAGCATGCGGCGGCGATTCAGAAAGGCGTGAGCGCAGCGTTCAAAGAGCAGGAACGTGAATTGATGCTGGCCTTCGCGGGAGGATACAAGTAGATGGGCGGCATCTCACTTCCGCAAGTTTCATCGACCGCGCTTCTAGGTGTGGGCAGCATTGTTGTGTTCGCAGAATCTGCGGCAGAACAAGCCTCATCATTTGCAAATCAACAAGCATTGCTCGGGCAGGTAGCAGGTCAAGACGTACAATTCAGACCTCCGCAGTGGTCACAACCAGCGCTTACCATGCTTACCGTTCCGGCAAACTATGTACAGGCGCAGAACGGAAACAGCGCAGTCGGCGGCACATCAACGGGAGCGATAGCGCCGAGTTCTCCTGCTGCTCCCAGTCCGAACACTGTCCCTCAATATCTTGTTTTCGATGGCGTGATGCGCCTTTCTCATTCACAACGCGCGAGACCGACACTTCATCCGATTCAAGATAATGCAAACGTCACCGATCACATCATCCTCGATCCCGCGCATCTGGTCATGGATGTGCTGATGACTGACGTGCTTCAGCCATATGCGGAAGGTCAGTGGGTAGGGAATCCATCGAAGTCCATTTCCTGCTTTGAAACGCTGGACAATCTTAGGCAGGCGCGTGTTCCGCTCACGATCACAACGCGACTCAAGACTTACGTGAATATGTTCATCGTCGATGTGCAGCCCAACGACACAGTGAAGGAACGTTATGGGCTGCGCGCAACAGTCGAGTTTCAGCAAATCTTTCTCTTCAATGTGGCGACGCAAACCGTCAGTGCGCGCTCACAGACCACCGGCAGCACCACTATAGGGCAGACAAATCCAGAGCCCGTTCCCTCCGGAGTACAGGCCCAGAACGGATTGTCTTCGACAGCCACTGATGTTCTATCGTCCGAAGCAATTCAGGCGGTAGAAGGGAACGTGATCGGTGCAGGAAACTGGTCTAGCAACAATACTGGAGGTCTGCCGCAACCATGAGCCAGATCGTTCCATTGACGAATGCGCCAAACCAAACGCTGAACGTCGCACTGAATGTCAATGGATCAGTGCTGCGCCTTGGTCTGTTTATTATGTTCAGCGAAATGGCCCAATACTGGATTATGAGCATCTTTGATGCAGGGGGAAATCTTCTTCTCTCTTCAGTTCCGATGATTACGGGAAGCTGGCCAGCATCGAATCTGCTGGCGCAATACGGATACCTGAATATCGGCAGCGCGTACATCATCAATCTAGGCCAAGTCTCGAACGATTATCCAGGCGCAAACGATTTAGGGAATAACTTTCTGCTTCTTTGGGATGACAACGCATGAGCGCGAATCCCTACAATCCGATTTCGCAGATTCCCAACATGGGGCGCCAATGGTCGCTTGTCGTGACAAGTCCTCCGGATGATACGGGGAATTCCACACAGGCGACACTCGCATCGACAGGCTTCATTCCAGAACCTATGCGCCTCCTGTTCGAGGTCAATCTTCCGGGCTATTCCTCGCACGCAACATTCTGGACTGCGAAGATCGAGATTTACAACTTGGGAGTCGATCAGGCGCAGCAGTTCATCACTGGTCAGGGATCGACGGTCGTTCTCTCGGCGGGATTTCAGACAGGATCGTTCGGCATCATCTTTGCCGGCGAAGTTTATCAGGCGCTCTATGAGCGTCCGGACGTGATCGATTCCAAGGTTACGCTGATGTGCTACACGGGCATCAAGGAGACGATCGCGAACTTTGCGCAGTTCCGCGGCAATGCGAACATGACGCAGATGGCGTTGATCTCCAAGATGTGTGCAGGAGCGCAGAATCCAATTGCGATCAATTCGGGTTCCACTGACACGCTGAATTCGATGCCCACTGCGCAATCGCAGCTCCCAAGGGCAAGGCCTTTCTTTGGTGATCCGCACAAGTACATCGATGCAGTAGCGGCTGCGAACAATCTGCAATCATGGTACGGATCAGACGGACTCTCGGTTAGCACAATGAGCGATGCCGATGCTGTATCGACCATCACATATACATCGACCACCGGAATCTACGGCGTTCCGCAGCAAACACAGGATGGCGTGAACTTCATCGTGGCGCTCGATCCTCGCTTGCGCGTGAGCGTTCCGCCGATGCAGGTCAATATTGCCAGCTCGATCATCCGGCAATTTGAATTCACGCCTCCAGGATACAGGCCGATTCTCGATCCCAATGGGCTTTATCTCGTGAACGGTTTGCAACACCGTGGCGACTCACGCGGCAATCAATGGGAGACCGAAATTATTGCCTTCACAAGCATCGGCGGCCGTGCGGCGTATGTGTACGATGCAACAAGTCCAAGCGGTCCGGAACTCGATAGGAGAGCACCCTATGGGAACTAGCTCTCAACTCAAAGGTCTTGTATCGGTTCAGGACAGGCTTTCCATCAAGTCTGCCCCGATTCGGCTGGCATTGCATCAGTTTGAATGCGATCTGCGGGTAGCGATTCCCGGAATTGTGGTTACGAATCAGAATGGCGATCCATTCAATGCTGATCTCCAAACCGTATCTGTACAGCCATCGGTGCAGGAAGTCTTGCGAGTGAAGGCAATTCCAACACTGACCACGCTGCCAATCCTCGATGATGTGCCGTTCGTATTTCCGAGCGCGGGAGGATGGAATCTGACCTTCCCGATTGCGATCGGCGATGAATGTCTGGTGATCTTCGCAGATATGGCCTTTGACATGTGGTGGCAGAA